AGTAAAGTTATAAACTGTAGAGTCTGTTCCGTCGTGATATATTTTAAGGTCAGTAGAAGCACCTAATTGAATCTCATCACTATCTCCTAAGATAATATGTGATCCCATAGTTAGAGTTCCAGATATATCAGCGTTACCGTCTACGTCAAGTGAATCTGACTGAATTTCGCCCGTAATGTCTACGCCGTCTGTTTTAGTTGTAAGTTTAGCACTTCCACCAAAATATAGTAAAGCCGCAGTTGTAGAACCATCTGCTAAGAAGTAGTTTGCTAACCCTCCAGAACCGTCATCAGATGCTATAGCAACATCTTTATCGGTAGCAGTATTTCTAATATGTAAATCTCCAGTAAAGTTATAAACTGTAGAGTAAAGTTATAAACTGTAGAGTCTGTTCCGTCGTGATATATTTTAAGGTCAGTAGAAGCACCTAATTGAATCTCATCACTATCTCCTAAGATAATATGTGATCCCATAGTTAGAGTTCCAGATATATCAGCGTTACCGTCTACATCAAGAGAATCAGATTGTAATTCTCCTGTAATGTCTACACCGTCTGTTTTAGTTGTAAGTTTGACTGCATTATCATAATAAAGGGTTACTGCACCATCAACAGTAAAGGTAGCCATAATTTCTGAAACTGATGGGTTTGTAATTTGAATGTCTTGACCAGCAATATATAAATTACCTGTACCACTATCTTGAATGGTACTAGAAGTTCCAGAATGAAATATCTTAAGATCACCGCCATCACCAACTCTAATATATTGGCCATCAGCAACATCAACATTACTCGCAAAAGATGCATCTTGGTTATCTGCAATGGTTAACGCAGCGGTTCCACCTGTCGAGAAACCAAGTCCGTCTGCTCCTGTTCTATACATACCAGTATCTGCATCACCACTAAAGTTAAATGCAGGAGCGGCGGCAGTGCCATCTGCGTAGGCTAGTCTAATACCTCCAGTTTGAGTACTTGCAAAAGAAGCAGTAGATAAATTAAACCTATTAGTTCCTGATGTTGTAAAACTAATAGTTTCTGCCCCAGCTCTCCAAATACCTGTATTAGGATCAGAGTCAAAAGTAATAGAGGGAGCGTCAGCTGTTCCATCATCAAAATAACCAGTGTTTAATCTAAGGTTAGCAGCAGCAGACGCAGAAATAGCTGTATTAGTAGCAGGGTCAAAGTTGTGTAGTAGAGCAACTTCCCCTTGAGATTCATCATACCCAATAAATACATTACCGTCGTCTCCACGATTTAGTAGAAGACCAACATCAAGAGAAGGCGACCCTGTAAAGTTATTAGCTAAATATAAAAGTCTATCATCAGTGAAAGAATCTTGAACCGCAAGATTTGCAAAAGAACCTGCAACAGTAAGGTTACCTTGAACTGTTAAGTCGTCGTTCATAGTAACGGCACCTGTAAAGGCTGTTGATCCGTCTGTTATAGCAGCAATTTCTGTGTTAGCGCCATCTAGTCCTGTTACAAGATTAGTAATGTCAGTTTCATTATTAGTTATTTGTGTTTGTATTGAGGAAGTAACCCCGTCTAAGTAGCTTATTTCTGTAGCGGTTACGTCAGACACAGCTACTTTACCAGAGCCATCTGATACAATAGCCCTAGAAACAGTTAGATCAGAAGTAGTGATTGACGATACTGCCCCTGCAATATTAGCAACACGTCGAGCCTCAAGTGCAGCAATATCAGTGTCAGTAGATGCGATTTCATTAGATAGAGCCGTATTAGCTCCGTCTATTCCGCCTTTAGCCATAAGATAAGTAGCATAATCGTTTGCTCTAAGTTCAATTCCAGCAGAGGACACAGAAGTAGCAGTTATAGCCCCTGTATTAGCAGTGCCTCGTAAGTCAAAAGTAAATCCTGTAGTAGCTATAGTAGTACCAATTAAAACATTAGCTCCTACTGCTCCATAGTTAAAGATAATATTTGCGGGAGAGCCTATAGTAATACTAGACGGAATAGGACTAGTATTATTAATACCAATACCGTCTGATGATTTATCAATAAAGAAAGTACCATCATCAATATTTAAATCATCAGTAGTATTAGTAATATTTGTAACATTTTGGGAAACGATATCTATGTTGGCATTTGCTCTAGCAGCATAGGCTACAACATTAGCATTAATAGATCCTGCATTAGCACTAACAGTGTTTACATTTGTTTGGGTAGCAACAACATTTGATTGAACTAAATTTATATTAGCATTAAGGGCAGTGGCTATAGGACTAGCAGTAGCTGTATTAGCTGCTAGCTTATCTGCGGTAATAGAGTTAGTGCTATAGTGCCGAGTTTCCAAAGCACTAGTAGCAACTAACGACGCTGTAATAACATTTGATGAAATTACTTGTGATGTAATTTGTGTCAGTGCCATTTAAATAAACGCTTCCTAATTATTTATCTTCTTCTAATTCCTTAAAAAAGTCTGCTAAAAAGTCTTTTTGCTCTGCTGGAGTATCATCTTCATCAAAAAATTCTTTAATGAAAGAATCAATTTGATCATCTACAGAAGGAGGAGCTAGTAAGTCTTCGTATTCTAAATCTCTACAAGCCTTGTAAACTATGTTTTTGCAGTATTCTATTTCTTCTTCATCCATAGGTCCAAAAGTTCCATCTAAAACTTTTTTCTCAGTATAACTGTCCTCAATGTATAAAGAATATACATCTCCTTCTAAAAGTGCTAGAAGGTGAGGCTCTCTTTCCATAAAAGCATCAAAAGGAAAAGACCTTTCTACAGGGGTTGCCCTAGGTCCCTCAATTTCGACATTTCTAAAGTAACAATACACTGTTTTTGCTTCAATGTCAATAGCATTAAATTTAATTGTATTCATTTGGTATCTCCTAAGTTTTTATAATATAATTCATTGAAATTCCGGGGAAAGTAACTGTATGAGTGTGCGCCCCACCAGAGTTTGTTGGTGAAGTAGCAACAGTAACGGCGGTAGCTGCGTCTTTGTCTGTAGTACTAGTAACACTTGTAGTTGTAGATGTATGTACGTGTCCTGAATGAGAATCAGTAGTATTAGTAAAACCAGACGAAATTCCTGTAGTTTTAGTCCCTAAGTTAATGGTTCCAGTACTTGTTCCGTAAATAGCTCTACCTCTAAGATCAGGAACATTAAAAGTAGTAGATCCATTTCCTGGTCCAAAAGTAGTACCACAAGCTCCATATAGAGAAGCATAGGTAGTTCGACTAAGGGCTTGCCCGGTACATAGTACCCAACCTTCTGGAGCTGTAGAGGCTGGCCAAGCTACAGTCACCCCTGCAGGCAATAAAGGAGCAGCTGTTGATTCTGTAGTAGTACCTGTAATAGCAGATTGCATTACTAAGTTAGCTCTGATAGGAGCAAGAGCGTCTGCAGTAGTATATACCCCTACACCTCTATCTGTATTTCCAGTGTTACCTGGAATCATTTTTATAGAGGCATTTTTTGATCCGTTATTGAATCCCAAAGCTACATCATTAGTTACAGTAGCAGTTTTTAATTCAATAGCAGCGCTAGTAGCTATAGTTTGGTTATTCGCAAAGCTAGAAACTACTATTCTTGGAGTAATTGTAACTGCAGAGGTATGTTCCATTACAGTTGTAGGAATTGCTTTCATAGAAGCGTTTAATTTAGGTCCTGTAATAGCTCGGTCCCGAATTAAACCAGTAGTTACTGTATCTGATTGAGGAGTTCTTAAATTAACCCAGTCAGCGTTAAAAGTACCAGTTGTAGCAACTCTTAACCATACAGAGTTGTTTGAGGACCCTTCAGTATCTTTAACTATCGCAAAAGCTTCTCCTACGTCGAAGTCTGCTATATTAGCCGCTGCTGCTACAAGACTTCCTTGTTGTCTCCAAGCTATACCATATCTAGTAAAGTTGCCTCCTATGGGACGATTTGTTCTACCAGAGGCAACAGTGATAGCACTATCAGAAACATAAATCACACCGGTATCAGAAGCCCTATAAAACATACCATTATATTCAGTAGCGGATAGAGAACTACCTCCATCTACTAAATTCTCGCTATCTGGTGTTGCATCTGAATAAAAATTAGATAAAACAGCTTTTAAACTGCTATTAAATTGCGATCTTGAAACCGCAATCGAGGCTCCCTGAGAAGGGAGCACAAAAGTATTTGAATCTGATAGTGCCATTTTTTAAACTCCTGTCACGGCAAAGTCTATTTGTGGTGTTATAACGTCTGATGTTCCATCAGGAGTTAATATATCGTGTGCTGATGCGCCGTTCGCAAAATAAACTGATACATTTGCTCCTTGTAACCCTCTATCCAGAATAACTGCTTGTGGTAAAGCTATTTGGTTAGAACTTGCAGATACAGACAATGAAGTAATTTTAGGAATTTGAGTGTACTCCATTTGGCTGTAATCTATATTAACTACTTGTGTATCTATAGTCACAATTTCTGTGAATGTTTTTTCATCTAATGCAACTTGATACCTAAACTGATCTAATAATAACTCGGCTTGTGCTGGGTCTGTGTTAGTTACTTCATACTTAAATTGGAAGTATCTAAAAGTTCTAGCACCTGTAACAAAGTTACTAAATCCATCAGAATTAGCTACAGTAGTGAAGGCGCTTACATTAACATTACCATTAGCATAGAATGGAGTATCTGTTGAGTACCTAAATAATAGATTGCTTGTAACAATTCCTACAGTCCCATAAAAAGTCGATGACTCAGATAAATCTAGCCACTGTTTTAAGTTTACCAGTTTATAGGAGGTTCCTGCAACTGTTAAATTTGAAAAACCGTTACTTCCTGTAGATCTTCCATTAGCATACCAAGACTCTCCTAAAACAATTTCATCATCACTAGAAACCCCAGCGATTAGAGAAAAGACATTTGCATTTGAGTCATCTCCGTCAAAATTACCTAGAGTAACAATTCCGAATACATTAGAAGGAAAAGATCCTTGTACTCCACTAACTAAGGTCTTATTCTCTACTCCATATGTTACTGTTGCAGCTCCTGTGTTAGAACTACCAAGAATTTCTCCTATACCCAAAGTACCGGAAAAATCTATATCTTTCAATATACCCGCACCAGAAGAGGCTTCAGTTACTTGATCTCCGCCTATTTGGTCTGTATAATCTAACCAAGTAGATTTAAGAGATTGATCGCCTACAACAGTAGCAGATATAGATCCTGTTATTGTATTACCTAAATCTCTAATCTGAGTTTGATAAACTGCATCTGATAAAGCTCTTAAGTCTGTAGGAGAGCCGCTAATTACACTCCATCCAGAGGAAGTTCCGTTAGAGTTGTCAACTACACTAGAGTCAAAAGCACTATCTGCTTTGGCAAAAGCCAATCCTCCAGTATTTGAGTCGGCAAAACTTGGAAAGTTTGTTTCTCCGTCATTTGCATTTGTAATACCAGTAATAAATGAAGTACCTGGGGAGTCTTCATTATAAGCTCTGTAAATATTAGTAAAACCTTGCGCAATAGAAGTAAAGGTAGATGCTACAATTGTTTCACTAAATATACCTGATGTATCTTTTGTTCTAGCTAAATATGTGTACTGCCCAAACTGATCAATATCTACAACAACTCTGTTTGTTCTAGCATCAACGATAGCGACTTCATCAGATCGAGCCCATAAGTCTAATAAGGTTACTTGATCTGTAGCTACTTGTCCTGCGACTCTTCTTATTTGAACTTCCATTAGATCAAGGTCAATATTGTCGCCTGTTACAGGATCAATTTGATATTTCCAAACAAAGAGGAGAGTATCGCCTGCCTGTCCAGCAGCAAAGTTTAGTACGTTTAGAGGTGGAGCAAGTTTTCCTATAATTTCTTGTGTTTTAGCAACTGTAGAGCCTCTAATATTTTTATTTAAAGGAGTAACCCTAGTAGTAACAGCATTAGGGTTAGTATTTAACCCTTTTTCTATATTATCTATTTTAAATCTAATTTTACCATCAGAATCTACACCAGCAGCAGAAACTTTTACAGTGTTAAAGGATGTTAAGTCTCCTGTAGCAGTTCCAGTTATTTTGTATGAAATTTCATAATCAGTAACTTCTTGTCCTTCAATATGGTCAAATATAATAATAACTCTAACAGCTATACCAATTGTAGAGTCTTTATAAATTTCTTCTGTAATGTTTAGGTTAGAAACAGCTTTAATAGGGATGTTTCTTACAACAACTTCTTTTTGTACAAATTCACTACGTCTTCCAAACTTATTAACATTTCTAGCCCTTACTGCATGAACACCTGGTTCTGCTCTATTTATATATCGGGCATTAGTACCCCCATCAAATTCTAAAGGAGTAAACCTATCTAGAGGAACGTTTAATCTATAAACTGCGTTATTAGCTAAATTTAATAGACCGGGGAACCTTAGATGATCATAGTCAAAAGTAAAAGTTTTTGCACCAACATTTAAATTTCCTACAGTTCCAATGGGATTTGGAGTAACATTAATTGCGTAAGCTTGAGATACATTAGCTTTAATATTGTCATCTAAAGTAACTCTAAATATACCATTAGCAGTTAGATAAGCATTATAAGAAGGCGCTCCAAGATCAAAAGTAGTGTCTGAAATTCCATAAGTGTTACCTACATTCCAAGTCACATTGTCTCCTCTTTCGATAGTTGGAGGAGTATAAACATTTGCTGTGACTCTAATATCAATATTAGCGTCTAACGTAGGTAAAGAGGATAAAGAAATACTAACCTGAGAATTGGCTAAATTGTCTAACCCTTTTTCTAGAGTAAAGTTTGATGTTGCTTCATTATTTAAAAATACATCTACAAACCCTGAATGCCTAACTGAAATACCAAGAGGTTGTTTGAAGGTATGAGTTTCAAATAAGTTAGTAGTTGTAGCTACATTTGTTCTGACTACCTCTAAATAATTACCAGTTACATAAAGAGTATTATTAGCAAAAAATCTATGATCAACTACCTGGGGTACATTTATGAAAAAAGGAGGGTCAGGAAGTAAGCTTATTAACTGTGAAGAACCTGAATGGTCATTGTCAATTTTTATTGTGTGAGCCGACTTATCAAATGCAACTACGTTAGCACTGTATCTTGCTAATCTAGTATCTGATCCTATAAAACCAAGTAACCCTGCAGCGTCTCCAGAACCGCCTTGAACTTTTTGATTTATGGGTAAAGAAATTCTATCGTTACCCTTTAATCCTCCAAAATCAAAGGTATTATTTACATCTAACACATGTATATCGGAACCAAAGTTCTTATCAATTAATCCTCCAAAACCAGATACGGATAAAGAAATATTACCATTTGCTTTATCGGGAGCTTCGTCTATCCTAGAATACCCCTCAACTAACAAACGGGTGGTTGCAAATTCAAAAGAATAACCATTTTTTCCATAAATTATACAAGTCTCTCCTTCTGTTACATCGGCAATACCGTCTAAATTCATTTCTACAATATCTCTAGAGGCTTGAGGGCTAGAGTTAGAAATTAATTTAAGTGAAGTAATAGGTCTAGCCCTAGAAAACTCGGTCTTAAATTCATTTGAATAACCACTTCTATCTGTTACAGAGTTAATTTCAATATCTGAGTATACTGACCCATCTAAATCTCTTTTTGGAATTGCACGAAGAGTAAATTGAGGTGCTGGAGGTTTTTTAAGAGGATCAAATAAATCACCAAATACTAAAGGTTTATAATCTATTAAAGTATCAGAATCAACATAAACATTATTTACATATTCTTGTGCTTCTAAAGTAACTCTTTCATCTACGAGTCTTTGAACATTAACTAGTCTAAATAGCTTATCTGTTAAAGATGTATAAATGTTGGTTGTATCTGATATCTCTCCAAGCGCCCAAAGATCAAATCTTTTAGGTAAATGATGAGTACCATAACTACCGAAACTTGTAAAAGATTTAGTAGGATGATCATATTTTGCAATAACATTTACCTCTACTATCTCTGTACCCCCAGCAACATTAGCTGTATTACTTAAAGAATAACTGGTATTACTAATTAAATATGTATCTACTAACCCAGATGAAGCACTAGCTACTCTTAAAGCTAAAGGACTAGTATTAGAAGTAAAAACTGCTGCGGTAACTGAAGGAGAGGTTATATGTTCTAATTTTAGGGTAGTATTAGATTCTTCAGCATTTTCAAACATTAAACCTCCGTATCCCCAAGCTACACTAGTAACTCTTTGAGATACAGAAATCAAGTCTCCCGGCTTAAGCTCAGAGGCTTCTGTAGAAGTGTCAAATTCAATACGCCTCCTAGAATATTTCCTATCTGCAATCATATATTGCCCAAGCCTTATAGCTTGGCTTTTACGAGTTACCCCATCAAATCTTAAATCTAAAACGTTTTCTATACCGTTTCTTTCTGAAAGGGCCTTTGCATCGTCAATTCTAACTACTTCTTGTCTATAGTGGTTAGTAGCGTCAGTAAAAGAGATATCAACACCAGTTAAAAGCTGTTCCTCGTCTATACCACTAATACTCATGCTGTCTTCTTTAATATTTGCTTCATTAAAGATAGCAACTGGCATATCATCTGGTTTATCTTGGAATAGGTAAAGTTTTCCTGCCTTATAGTAAAGCATAGCTCTAAAACTAAGAGTAATTATATTTATAACATCTATAATTTGTTTTTTGTCTGATATAATACCATCAAATATAAATCTACGTTCTTTAATAGAAGTTCCTGCAGGAAGACCTGCTAGAGTCTCTTCTACTGTAGCTTTAGTAGTTCTAGGCTTATATCTGTAACTACCATCTGCTTGAGCATCTACTCCTATAAAAGTACCAGATGTAACATCACATGCATCATTATAAACAGCTGAATCATAAAAAGAATATTTATCAATGTGATCTTCTGGTATTCCTAATCCATAAGTTTTGTTAGTTAACAAATCGTAAACGTGCCAAGCAGGGTTTTGGGTCCAAGAATATACAAAAGTTCCGTCCCATAAACCATCATAAAGTACAGGAGCTTCCGCTGTTTGTAAAGAAGAAGATCCTGATTTTTGAAGATAATATCCAAACCCTCCTCTATCAACATTAGCAACCTCTACCTGTCTCCAATCAATCTCCCCATTTTCTAAGATAGGCTGGTTATAGTTTGAAGGTACTTTTGTTATTAGCCCTTTTACTATTTGTGTGATAGCGGGCATAGCACCTTTGTGCTCTGCAAAAGCTTTAATAGCGTAACCAATAGTAGCTGTTCTAGCATAAGCAATAGGCTCTTCTACTACCTCAGCCCAACCATGCACAGAAACTGACTCTTGTGTTTTAGAAGAGTCATCATCTGCTGTTGTTTTTTCTACAGTAAATCTATAACCTTCATCTGATACTTTATCGCTAGGAACAGCAAGGTATAAATCAAAAGAGAATGCTTGATTAGTTTTACCAGAAATTGTTCTTTCTACAGAAGCTATCTTTTCAGTTCCTGCTCTATTATATAAAATACCTTTTACTGTGACAGCAGTTCCTATTATATTTCCAGCACTATCTTGTTTTTGTAGACCAGAAACGGTAAAGTATAGTTTAATAGCTGTGAGAGCCACAGGAGAGGTATTTTGTTTATCTACAGCGGATCTTGGAACTCCATTTAGATTGCCTTTTTTAAGATCAACAGCCCCAGAAAATCTTTGAGGAATCATTGTAAAATCCCCAAAGAGAGGGAGAACTTGTTGTCCAGTAGTTCCAGAGTTTGATATCGTATAAAACTTTTCGTCGTCAACAATCCCGTTTATTAAGAGATCATCAATTAAACCTTCATTAAACTCAATATCTTGAGGACCGTTTGGATTAATTTTATATACAGGGCCTTCTCCAAGACCTTGAGTTAAAAATAAAATATCAGTAGAGAAAAGAGTATTAGGTCCTTCACTACCTCCACCACCTTTTTTACCTCCGCCACCGCCATTGTGGACTTTAATACTGTTAGCAATATAGGAATGGAAGTGAGAAACTTTAAAGTTATAAACTTCATCAGTTCTTAAAAATTCAATAGAGAGTATTTCAGATAACTCATTGTTATCTGTTACTAAATTATCGCCAACTTCAAAATCTCTTAATTCTTGAAAGGTTCCATCTTCTTTTAATACCCAGTGGTTAGGAGTTATATCTAAGTAACCATATTCATGAGTTACTCTATATATCTCATCTGTAGGATGATAAAAGGTTTCTGTTACAGAAGATAAAACTAAAGCTCCTACTTCATCATAAGCCCATACCTTATCTCCAACTTCAACTTCTGAAATTGGCTTTTTATAAGTATCAAAGTCAATAAGAGTATCAGCGGAAAAGCAACCTCCGCCACCACCGCCGCCTTCAATTAAAGGAACTTGTTTATCATCTATATAAATAATTGTCATTTAATACATTATCCTGTTGTAGTAATTTCTTCTATATTACTATAAATTACATCCCTGGCAAAGATAACATCACTTTCTCCGTGCTGAAGGGTTTCAACATGCCCACTTAACATTTGACCAGACACTCTTGGTCTTCCATATATTAGAGGAATACCACTATTTGGATCTGTGGTATTCTCCATTGCGTCAAACATATCATTATTTCTTCTTTGTTGGGAAGAATTAGATTGTTCTGCTCCTGATTTAGGAGTGGGCTGCATTAACTGCATCATTCCACTCAGAGCTAACTGTATACCTATTTTTAGTACTGTAGACTTTTTTATTCCGACACCAGCTGCGATAGGACCTGCAAAAGCTATGAGTACAACAGCAGCAACAATCATTAAAATAGGTAGTAACTTTCTACCGCCTCCACCAACTAAGGGACAGAGAGTTAATTCTAATCCTTCTTCTTTTATACCAAATTCAAACTCTTTTTTTGTTACTAGTTCTCCATCAGGCTTAACATATACTAAATTTTCTTTGTGTAAATTTTTAGTAGCGATATGAAACATATATCTACGCATTTTAGGAAATAGTACTGCTATAGCATCTTTTAGATCAGAGATACTAGAAACGTTAAAACTGTGTCTTTCAACTCCTGTAAATTCCTGAAGAACGGGATGAAAATTTAAAGTTATGAGCATACACTTTCCTCCGTAAATTTTTTGAACTGTAAAAACTCTCTATCATTTAACCAGTATTCATAAAAAGTACCATTTAAATTACCAACTACAAATTTATACTGACGGTATACAGCAGAATATTTATCTTCCTCACTTGGAAGCTCATCGTGATGTAAAGGATGGCTATGAAAAATACCCCAACAGTCATTTGCATACTTAAGAAGTTCTGTGGGGTCTAAAATAAAACTTTCTTTAGGAGAAGAACTAATATTTTTACATGGAATATATGAAAAGTCTTTGGTAATAATACCACAACATTCATGCTCTGGCTCTACTTTCATATGAGCAGTAAAAGCTTCTATTAATTTGGCATATCTATCCATCTATGAATCCCCATCGTATATTGTTTAAAATAATTACCATAAACAGCTATGTGTGATTTATGGTTTTGAAAACTATGTAATATTTTTCCTTTACCAATATAAATAGCTGCATGGTTGGTAATTAAAGAAGATCCCAAAGTCATAGTAATAACATCAAACTCTTCTGGATCAGTAACTTTTTTCCATCCATACTCTTTTGTGCAGACTTTTTCAAAAGGTCTTTCAAAAGTAGCATCATACCAATAATCACTTACAGTATTACACCAGTCTCTAGAAGTATAAGGTATCTCTATTCCTAATTCTTCTTTATAAATATGAATAATTAAATTTACGCAATCTATTCCTTTTTTAGGGTCTAATCCCAAATGTTTAAAAGGACAACCTACGTATTTATTCCATTCCACCGCCATATACTTGCAATCTGATCTCTCCATTCTTGTGTTAGTACGTCTATGTGAGAGAATCCCCCTTCTGGTAAATGAATAAACTTGTTCGCCCATAGATACAATCCAAAATGGGTAGGAACTAGACGACCTGATTTAAATATTATTACATCATATTCTTGCAAATCTGTCAAGTTAACTTTTGTAGCAACCGTAGATGCCCAAGTTTCTAAGGAATCCACTGAAAATCGTTTCATCCACTTTCTTCCGTCTTTTGGTTTGCCTTCTGGCAAGTCTAAGTATTCCCATAATCCATCGAATACATTAGAACTAAGCTCATTTTTATAAATAGAATCTATTAGGGTAATACAGTTATTTTCTGTATAATTATGATTTAACCCTAAATATTTATTGTACCGTAAGTCCATTATACCAATCTGCTAACTGAGGAACTACGTCAGTAAAATTTTCATTCCTGTTTCTATCTAATAGTCCAGTATTTTTCTTAAACAGAGAAGATAATTTTTCTTTATCTGGTAGTTCTCCTTTCATATATTTTAACCAGTCAGACATATGACGTATATCCGTCATATGTAAATCTTTTTTATTATTTTCTATAAAATTTTTATAATATAATAAAATGTTTCTTTTTTCATTTTCAGGTAATATTTGTAGAGAATAATATGATGGAGTAACTAATGTAGTTCCAAATACAGGAATATTTTTTCTTTTTCCCCACAAAAGTAAATCAGGCATAGAGTATATGGTTAAAATTGATACTACAGAACTAATAGTAGTGACATAAGGTCTAACTTTTTCTACGTTATTCTCAAAATCTTCCCACACTAATTCTTTTCTAACATACTCTGATACATTTTTATACCCATCACAACTAGTCCACAAGTTTATTTTTTTAAATTTTTTCCATAAATCTAAAAGATCATATTCTTTAAATTTTAAAATAGATAAGTTAGTGTTATACTGAACATTTATATCAGTTTTACCCTTAGAAATTAAGTACTCCAGTATTTTATAATGTTGCTCTAATACTAAAGGCTCTCCTCCTGCAAAATATAAAACTTCTAAATTAGGATATATTAACTCTAATCCTTCCCAAAACAAATCAGTATCCCACTGCTCCTCTTTTTTACCTTGAATTGAAAATAAATTTTTACCTTCTTTTATCCAAGCAGTACTAGAAGCAGGACTGCAAGTTCTGCACCTAAAATTACAAGTATTTCCTACTCTAAAATCTATATAAGGAGGGGGAGGAGGGGTAAGGGTTTTTTGTAGGTATTCTTTATGCTTCCAAAAATTGTTAGCGTTATTCTTTGGATTTTCATAAACACCTAACTCATCTTTTTTAAAGCAAGGATTATAACACTGTTCTGGTATTTTCCCTTCTAAAAAAGACTTTCTTAATTCTATGTATGGAGTTCCATGCCACACATCCATAATAGGTTGTGTCTTATCTCCTAAAGAATCTTTATTTGAAAAAGAATCTGAAAAGCAACAGGCTTTATACTCCCCTCTCATATTACCATGTAAATGAATCCAAGGTAATATACATCCTTTTATTGCCATTATTGTTTAGGTATCTGCCTTCCTGTTCCTGGGAACCCTCCAAAATGAATTGTATTATTTCTAATACGACAAGCTTCATAAGATTTACCACACTCATCATCTGCATCAGAGACAGCTAATACATTATTAGCAAATATTGGGTCCGCATTAGATTTTTTCTCAGGAAAAGTACCGGGAATTATAAGCTCTCCGGGTCCTGGGTATTGACACTCAGAGCCTTTGTACGCCCATTGACAGGTATTTTTATAATATTTCCTTTTAGGAAGTTGTAGTTTAAAATATTGTAACCAGCTTGTTAATTCAAACTCTGCTTTTTCTTGATCTAAGCCTCTTAAAGCAGTAATTTTAAAAGTGTCTTTTATATACGCTTCCTCATCATGGTCATCATTAACAACATATAAGTTTTGATTAAGTACTCCTCCTTCTAAATTATCTGATAAAAAGAATATTCTATCTTCTTGAATATCACTAATTTGAACAGTAGAAGAAGTCTCTGTTTTAACATTATCTCCAACTCTGTAAGGGCCACCATTTAAAACAGATACCACGTTAGCGTTTACAAAATCTACTTTTGAGTGTTCAGGCCAGTAACGTAAATGAGAAGCAAATGTAGTTCTAATCTCTACCACCGCTCCTAACAAATCTCTACTGTCTGCTTTTAAATTTTTCCATGTTTCGCCTTCTTTAACAGCTTCATCATAAGTCCATACAGAATTAGCTTTTCCATAAACTGTATCTACAACTGTTTGATCAAAGTGAGTATTACCCGTAACAGTTCTAGGATCAAGACCATAAACTAATTCTCCGTTAACATACCCTTGAGCAGAGTTAGAAGTAACATTTCCTACTAAATAAGGATTCTCAACAAAAACAGTAATTAAATTATCATAGTTAGACATTGTAAAAGTCACACGGTCAATAGTACCGTCAGAAGAAGTGTTAATTCCATCTATTTCTACTGGGTAGGGAATATAACTTTGTGAACCAAAAGAAACATTATATTGTAGATCAGAGTAAAAATCTCCAACCACTTCTGCAATTCTAATTGGTGTATCAGTAGGCCAAGAATAACCCTCTCCTGAACCGCTTGGATTACCTTGCTTATTAGGAGGATACCACTCCCCAGGGTAATAAATATCTATAAGTCTAACAATAGGAGGTTGTGTATAAGAGTTTAAGGTAGCTATGAAAGGACTATTATTAATAGCACTAACTGTTGAAGTAGCACTTATTTGTGTATTACCAAATTGGGTGGTAGAAGCTTGATAAGTTCTAGCTTCTGTATTACCTGTTTGTCTTCTAACTAGAACTGTGTTAGCACCTGGCAGAGCAAAGTCTCTAAAAACAACTTTAGGAGACTCAAAATACCAGTCAGTTTCGTGTCGATATCTGCCCTCTACAAATATGTCTAATTCGGTATTAGCTACCGGGATAGTATCACCAGTTAAAGTAAACTCATTTGAAGTAGTAGTAGAAGAAAAAGACTGAACTGATAAGACATTATAAATTAAATAATGATTACTAGTAACAGTTTCACTTACGTTATACTCTTGAAATAAGTTTGACATTTTAACTTTAAGATTATTAGTAGCGGTATCAACATTAGAAATATAACCAAACGCTTTAGAAGTTAGTCCTAATAAAGTATTTCCGTTTTCAAAATCAGAAGCATCTGCTACTGTTATAATATAATCGTAAAGCCGACCAGACATTAACCAAAATCCTCTTTTATTTTAATCTTAACGGTAAAGAAATTATCTGTTAGAGCAGATCCTCCAGAAATTACTTGATCAATCTCTAAAGGACCTTCGAACCTAGCTCTAACTGCTCCAGAAGAGTTAATGTGCGCTAAATCAAAGGTAAAAGTTTCGAATTCTCCACTTCTTTGTGTATAAAAATCTTCTATGGCTTGTTTTTCTACACCAGTTATATTTGTATATGTCAACTCAAAACCTCTTCTAGGTCTGCGAGACATTAAACGCCTTTTTTCATATCCTGACTGAGTTTCAAATTTATTTACTTTAAACTCTCTATCTAATACAAAACCATTTGAGGGTTTTCTGTCTCTCATATCTGCAAATCTTCCAATAGAATCTACTTGAGGAACAAGAGTTCTAATTTCAAGAGTAGTATTAGCATAGTCTACCTCTCCATCGTCTATAGCAGGTGCGATGGGTAAATCAATACCGTTTTCTCCTAAAGTTGCACTTGGGTAGGTAAAAGAATCGGGATTTTGAAATAGCCCAGATAGAGTAACAAAAATAGAGTTAGAATCTTTTGACGCCATCTGACCGAGTGCTGCGGTAGGAAGAGAAAAAGCTGTTTGAACTCCATTTAAAAGATATACATTAGAATCAATTGTAGTAGCTGAAGTATTAGAATAGTGTGCATAGTACACAGCAGGATAAGAACGGGTAACTTTAAATCTATTTGGTAAATCTATAGTTCTAAGGACCAACTCTGTAGCACCAGGAGCTGCAATAAAAGTTATAGACCCTCCTGAGTTTGATAAATAATAAGAAGAAACATCTTGAATAACACCATCAATAGTAACAACTACCTCTCCCACAAAAGAAATAGTAGAAGGCAGAGGAAACTCAGTTGTTACACCAGTTGTATTATATGTTTTCTGTCCCACAGATCCAAAAGCTGTTAAGGATACTGTAGCATCATCAGGATATGTAGCCATAGTTTATCTCCGTAGTGTTCTCCATTTTAAGTTCAATCTTCTTTCTTCTATTTCTTTTACTTTTAGCGCAGTTGTGTTAAAGCTAATAGTATATCTTTCTTTTGTATTAGTAGGCGTTACAAAATGATTTAAGTAACTGGGGAAAACAACTAACAAATTAGTTTTTGGAACAATAGTTATATGATCACTTATTTCCCTATATTCTTCAAAATTGTCAGGGTTTAATAAGGTCAGAGGGGAGTGGTTTTCTTCATAAAAAGGATAGTAAGCACCACTAACAATACTGTGAGGATGGTTGTGTTTTAAAACTTCTCCCCCTCGTCCCAGCTTATTAAACCAGCTATTAGTTATAGAAACTTTAGAAATTTTCATCTTATCACAATAGTTAATACAACAATCTGCAATAAGCTTTTTTAATTGTAAAAATTCTTCTAGCTCTAGAAGCGTTTCATCTCCAGTTTTCAAACTACTATAGCCATTATAGATTAAAGAATGAGGATTAGTCTCTAACTTTTTTAAATTATTTAGTATTTGGTTATTATTTATTTCTAAATTATAAAGACCAATAGAAGCTGAAAATATTTTTTCTATCATCTAGCGTTCTGTCTAATACTCCTTCTGATAGGTCCATTAGAGTTTAAATCTTTTGTTATGATTTTAATAATCATTGCTTCCCCATCCATTTTTGTATCGGCCTGTGCTTCTTTTGGTTGACCAGTATTTTCAACCTGAACCTTAACAGGAGGCATATTATTTTTCTGAGAACTTCCAGAATTCATAGCCTGCATAGCGGGAAGCCCTGCTTTATCAACTGCACTCTTTCTCATTACAAACTCACCGGGTTCTAATAAAGCTGGAACACTATCTCTCATGACCGCTCCACCAGAGTTCATCTGTCTAATTAATCCTCCACTAGCCACAAGTATGCCGCCAGCTGCACCAATACCCATTAAAGAGCTTGCTGCAGGTGCAGTAGCTGCTGCGGCCCCACCGCCAAAAATGCCACTAATACCACTGAATATAGTTCCAAATAGTCCTGATCCTCCTCCAGCGCTCCCACCGCCAAAAATGCCAGAGAATAGGCCTTCAATAGAACCCACCAAACTAGTGCCAAAGTCTCCTATCTTACCGATTACGTCTGTAATACTCATATTTAGTAAAGGAATTTTTCCGTTTAGTAAGCTAAATCCACCAGTAGTTCCTGCAACAGCCTCTGTGGTTCCTGCAAGACTACTACCTAACCCTTTAGAAGCATCTCCTGTTTCTGCTAACAGTCCTCCAAAATCGTCTTCTTCAGCAAATATATTAGCATCAGACTCTTTTAGAACATCTCTATTTGCTCCAGCTTGCCCAAGTACTCCTTGTGGTCCTAGCCCCGCTCCAGAAGTAGTAACTAGAACGGGTCCTGTTTGACCAACGATCATTACATTAGTAACTGATCCAAAAACTTCAGTAAGGGTCTGTGACTGTTTTTGAAGAGCATCGCCTGTTACTTTAGCTACAGTTTCATTACCTTCATTAATACTTTGTGCTAATGTTTCAAACTTTGCGGCCTCTTCTAATTTAGCATCAGGTAAGACTAAACCTCTAATAAATCCTCCGATAGAATCTTTTACAGGTTGTAAAATAAATTCTTCCATAAAAGCCTTTTGAGTATCTGCAAGAATATTTCTCACCATATCTTTAAAGCCTTGTTTAAAGTTATCCATAGTCAGAGTTCCGTCATTAATAGCGTCTAACAGTTTATCCATACCATCGGCTAGATTATCGCCTATAATACCAGCAACTTTGTTAGCAACTTTAACTAGCTTGTCTCCTAAAATCTCAGACAGTTTATCAAAAGAAGCGATTGCTTCTTTAGCAGCATTTACCTCTCGTTCTGCGGCAGCTACTTTATCTTTAGAATTTGCAATCGCTAAATCTCTTTCTCTGGTAGCGGAAGCAATACTAGATTTTTTCTTTTGCTCTAGTATTTGACCTTCTATGCCTAATGCTTTTAGCCTTTCTTTTTCTATTTTTAAATTATTTTCAAGAATCTTCTTTCTATTTTCTAGAGTAGCTTTTTCATTTTCAAACTGTCTACCTGCTTCTGCTATTGACTGAGTAGCAGCATCTTCTGCTATTTTTACCTGTTTATTAAAGATAGCTTCAGAGGTAGACTGTGCTGTATTAGCAGAGTCTCCTAAGGCTCTAGCTCTTTCTGCAAGATTATTAGTACTAGTTGCAGTAGCCTCGATCTGAGGAGCGCCCCCAGATGATCCTGCTCCCGGAATTCTAGATACGATTTTATCAAATCCAACTAAGAACCCATTAAATACAGTTCTCATAGCTTCAGGATGTTTCTCAAGAGCTTCTACTTGAATTGTCAAGAACTCGGCGTCAGCTTTTATTTTCTCTATCTGAAGATCACGAGATTGTTTTGCTGCCTCTGCCTGCGCGATAGCAGATGCTTTTGTTGTGTTAGCTATCGTTATTCTGTCGGTTTTATCTGCCTCTAAACCTCCCGTACCACGCTTCTTAAGAGCATCTAACTCTGCCTGAGCCGCACGTTGACTTTCCTGGATTTCTTGCTTGCGAAGGTCTAATAGTGCTTTACCTTTTTTAAACTCTAGGTCTGCAATAGCTTTTCTTTCAGTAAATATCTTTTTAGCTGTTTCTATTTCTTTTTGAGATAGTCTTTTCTGCTCTTCTAAAAGTTTTTCGGCTTTTGTAACATCTAGCTCTAGACCTTTTCGCTCTAGTGCTCGTCTATCTGCATCTGAGAATAGATTAGAGAAAGCACTCTGAACCTGAGATTGCTCAGATAGCCTTAGTCTAGCTCTACGGTCAGCATCTTCAATTCTGGCTTTTATTCTACTAGACTCTAGTTGCTCTAATTGTAATTCATATTTTAATTCTTCTATTTTTTCTCTTTTTTGTGCTATCTGAAGATCCAGTTTAAGATTAGCAACTCTAACTCTCTCTTTTTCAAGAGCGAGATTAGATTTATTTAAATCTGCTGTACGTTTTAGAGCTGATTCCTCATCTTTTATAGCATTAGCCCTATTTTTAATAGCATTTTCTGCACTTTGTATTTTAATTTGACCTATTAAAGTATCGAGCTGCAGTGTTAGCTGTTTATTTAACTTTTCAAGTGCTTTTTCCTGCTTATCTATTTCAGAAGTTAGTTGAGGGTATCTTCTTGCTAAAGATTCTAGACTTTTTCTAGCTCTATCTTTTAGTACATTATTGTCACCTTCATACTTAGTCAACTCTACTAAGCTTCTTACAGAGGCTTCTCTAACCTCGCGTTCTGTTCGAGCCAGTCTTATGCCCTCTTTTGTGATCATAACAAACTGTGCTCCCTGTTTAAGAGCATCGGGAGGGAATAGTTTATCAAATTGATCACCAATAGCTTTTATAGCCTGCTGTTCCTTTGCTGCAAATATTAAGGCTTCAATAGCGCCTGTTGCTCCGTTTGTATCATTTTCAGCTTTTTCTAATTCTTTTCCAAGAACCTTAATCGCTTCTGAAAGCTTCTCAGTACTCATAGTTCCTGCTTCTAGTTTTACTGCATACTGAGCTACTTGAGAGGCTCCATCAATTGTTTTATCCTTTCCTAGTTGTATATTTAAGAAAGCTAAAGAATCTACAAATTGTGCTGCCGCTTCATCTGTCTTTTCATATTGATTACCTAAGCTTTGAAATACCTCTTTTAGTTTTGTCCCTGCTATAGCAGTTCCATCGCCAACAGCTGTAAAATACTCTTCTACAAATTGACGAGCTAATTGTCCTGCAGCAGTTTGACTAGATTCAACAGATTCTCCTAACCCTTTCTGTCTACCGGCAATCTCTGCTTGTTTTTCAAGAGATGCTTTAAACCGTTGTAAAATTGCAGCATCTAGCTTAGGATACTCTTTTTTTACTGCTGCAATCTGTCCTTCTATAGAAGCTTTCTGAATAATTGGAGAAATTCTTCTTAAAATTTCTGCTCTTTTTTCTGCACCATTTAGATCCATCTGACTTACTTCTGCAGTTATCTCTCTCAATCTTTGACGTACTTCTGTAGTATCGACTATGCCCATTCTTTGTAGCATGGCACTTCCTGTTCTAACTTGAATAGGGTCAGAGAGTTTATCTATTGTTTGAAGAGTTTTTCCAAAAGAGTCTGATATCTTTGTAAGTTTAGCTTTAACCTTTTCTGGCGAGGCCTCACCAGAACCAAAAAGAAAAGAAAACTGACTTCTTTGTTCTTGGGGAGCAGTAATCTGAGACAAAACATCTCCTAACCCTGACATTTGTTGAGCAGCTGCTGTAACAGCCTCTGCAGCAACTTTAGCTTTTTGTGCTCCTTGTCGGAACTTCTCAAAGAATTCTTGTACTTTTTTACCAGCTCCCACTAAAGGATCAACTCCAAAAATTAGCTTACCGAGAGTAGAAGAAATAAGTTGGATGATACTAACTACAAAGAATATTTTAGAAACGGCGCCTATAAATAGATTAACACCTTTAGCAGCTAGGCTAAATGCTTTACCAGCAAAAGAAGCAGCTCTAGAAGCAAATAAAGCCGCCTTACCTAGACCCTGAACCCCTGTAGAAGCTGCAGCAGCTGCCCCTTTTAAACTTACCAGAGTACCTGTATTTTTTTGAAGAATAGCATCTAACTGCTTCATTTGAGCAGCAGTTATACTTCCATCTTTTGCTAATTTTAAAAGACCTTGCGCAGCTAAACGCTCTTTTTGTGTTAGTCCGGCTAGTTGTCCTGTAAGACCTTTAAAACTTAAGTTTACTCCTTTTAAAGATGCAGTTAGTTTAGCGGCTCCTTGTCCTCCTGTTTTATCAAAGAAATTAGAAATACCTTGTCCAGCTCTTTCAACAGCAGCGCCTGCAGTGCTTAAGCCTTCTTTGGCTACTTGTCCTAGTTTTCCAAATACTAATCCTCCTACTAATCCAACAGAAGCTAAAACATTTAAAAAATTACCTGAGATAAGCTGAATAAAAGGCCCAAGTGCAGATGCTACAAGACCACCAATTTGAGTAATCAAATCTTGTACTTGTGCAGATAATTGTTCAAAGGTTTTAATTGTGGAAGAAGCTTTTTCGTCTATAGCAGCGTACTTATCAGTTCCTTGCTCAATAACTGCATTAGCAAAAGCTTGAGATCTTTCAAAGGTAGTTAGGTCAGAAGAGGCTTTACCGATACTTAAAGCATACTTTTTAACCGCATCATCTAAACGCACGATAATACCAAGTTCGTCTAAGATTTCTGGCTCGATCTTAGCAACACCTCTTGATAACCTACTTAATGAGTCGGTTAGATCACGACCTAATGCTTTAGAAGCTTTTACAGCAACTAGAGCAAGACCTTCAATTTGTTTGGAAT